TTGTTAAAAATCCTATAGATAATTCATCTTTAAGAATAGAAAAAACTGGTCTAAATACAGATATACAGGTAAATTACAATAAGTATATTTCGGAAGTTTTGGAAGACCCGATGGAAGCTATTTTTATAGCTCATGCTTTGAAAAATAAAAATTCCCCTGATATAGTTTATTTCACTAATAAGAATGTCGAAATATGTAATTTTGTAGAAAATACAGCTTTGATGAATGCTATTCCAAATATAAAGATATCTCACAGAGAAAAGTGGCATAATTTCCTAGATGGGTCAAATCTTATATGGGAAGTTAGCGAATTTACACAGAAAAATTGGCCTGATTTAATGTATGATTTACCAGAAAAAAGAAAGATTTTTGAATTGTGTAAAAATCTAAAACACAATCACGGTGTAATAGATGTAGGTGCTCACATTGGAGATTTAGCCATCCCACTAGCTAAGGCTCTAGCTAACTGTGGAAGAAGTGATGTCACTGTTTACGCAATAGACCCGTCAAAAGATAAGTGCGACTTTATGAGAAAAATGGCTAAGTATAACGATATTTCTAATATAGTTATACTTCAACTAGGCCTTTCAGATTCTGATAAAAATTTCTCTAAGACAACTAAAAATGTCGGAAATAACACAGGTAGTTATGTATGGGAGTCTGGAAATGATGTATTTTTTACAACTGCAGATAAGCTTTTAGAAAACAATATACTAGGTCCTATAGGTCTTTATCATATAGATGTAGAAACACATGAACTTCAAACTTTAAAAGGAAGCCAAAATCTTATCAGAAAATACAAGCCAACTATAGCCATAGAAATATTGATTGATAATAAAGGAAATAAATGTAAAGATAGTAGTTCGTCAGCTCACTGCAAGGAAGTTTTCGATCTTATAACGTCTATAGAAAGTTCTTATAAGGTTACAGGATTTTTGCCTAATAACGATCTAATTTTCCAAGTTGAAGAGTAAGAAAATAAATCTCAACACGGGAATGTATGGATCTACTTACATCAAATGGAACAAGAAAGAGAGAGAATCCTTTTTTGATGGAAGCGATTAAACGTATTGTATGGAAAAAGTTGTTTGCATCCTACAGGTCCTGCTATGTTAGGGGACCTTATTTTGGAAAAGCAGTTTGATCTTCAAATAGACATGTGAGAGGTAATCACGTAGTATACAACCATCATTTTGTGATAGAAGTAAGCTATCCAGGTTATCGTCCGGAACAATCTGAATTTTATAAGAGTAAGAATACAAATCATTATGGAGATCTATGGAGGCTAAAGAAAGTTTATTGGTAAAACAGTTCTTGTCTAGTTGAAAAGTAAAAAAAAATCTATATTATGTTAATATAGATTAAATGAGTGGCCCTCCAGTTCCAGTGAGAAGCAAAGGACACGCGGGACACACAGACTACCCAAAGATATGGTATGACTGGACAATAAAAAAACTCGATCAGTATACACAATATGTTATCGACATTTTAAAGAAACAAGAAGATCTCAAAAAACACCCAAAAATACAAGAAGAAATAGAGGCACTAAAGAAATGTATTGACAATACTACTGCTGAAATTATTTCTTTATCAGATAAAGCCATGAAAACTGGTAATCAGGCATTTCATAACATTATAGAAAAATTATTAGAATTAATTAAACCCACTATCTATATCACATGTAGAAATAAATTATTTCCCAATTCTGAAGAAAAAGATTATGAAGATTATAGTAAATGGCTAGAAACCCATACAACGCATAGGAGACGTCGCGGACCTACTCCATTTAGTATACAACGCAAGTCCGCTCGCAAGTCCACTCGTAAGTCCGCACGCAAGTCTACACGCAAGTCCACTCGTAAGTCCGCACGCAAGTCTACACGCAAGTCTACACGCAAGTCTACACGCAAGTCTACACGCAAGTCTCACAAGTAAACAAATTTTAAAATCAAAATGATTTTTAAAACAGTCTTAAACTTATTATTAAAATGGAGAAGAACGAATTTTTTTCATATTCTTGGCATCTTGACGAAGACGAAACAAATCGTACCGTCATTCGTATTTACGGCTTAAATCCGAAAAACGAAAATGTCTGTGTGATTGTAAACAACTTTCTCCCCTACGCTTATCTTGAACTTCCTGATACTATTCTTTGGAATGACGCCAAAGCTAGTCTTGTTGCTAGTCGCTTAAACTCTATGCTTGGAGAAAACAAGCCAGTGACCTACAAGCTAGAATACAAAAAACGTCTCTATTATGCTAATCTAGACAAAAAACTCTCTAAACGCATCTACCCTTATATACAATGTTGTTGCAGCCACCCAGAAGACATCCGACAACTTGGTTATAAAATCAGAAGACCTATAAATATCCCTGGCATCGGCGCTATTAACTTAAAAATTCACGAACACAACGCTTCTCCTATTCTACAGTTAACAAGTAAGCAAAAACTACCTACTGCTGGATGGATTTCTTTTCTCGGTAAAAAGATCGCTAAAGCGGAACAAATTACCCATTGCGAACACGAATACATTGTTAAATGCGAGAATTTACAGGAAAAAAATTCCAATGTAGTAGCCAGACCTTTAATGATGGGTTACGATATTGAAGTAAATTCATCGATCCCATCTTCCATGCCAAAAGCACACCGACCAGATGATAAGATTTTTCAGATTTCTTGCGTGTTTGGAAGGCAAGGAAGTAAGCCAGATACATACGAGAAATATATTCTCTCTCTTGGAGAACCAGATCCAGATATGTTAGAGGATATAGAGATTCGTATGTATGATACAGAGTCTGATCTTCTATTAGGTTTTACTGAGATTATTCAGGAAAAGCAACCGAATATTATCATCGGATACAATATCTTTACCTTCGATATTCCTTATATGATTGACAGGGCGAAATTACAGTATTGTATTTATGATTTCGATAGGCAGGGTATGACTAAGTATGGACATGCAAAAGAGCGTAATATCGAGTGGTCTAGTTCTGCTTATAAGAATCAGTCGTTTCAGTTTTTGGACGCGGAGGGGAGAATTTTCGTTGATCTTTTACCGCTTGTTAAGCGTGATTATAAGATGAATAACTATAAGTTGAAAACGATTGCTTCGCATTTTCTTAAAGATATGACAAAAGATCCTTTAGATGCGAAGGGTATTTTTAAGTGTTATCGTCTAGGTATGCAAGGGGGGCCGAGAGGAAGGAAAGCGTTAGCAATTGTAGGTAAATATTGCGTTAAGGACAGTGAACTAGTAGTAAGGTTGTGTGAAACGTTAACAACGTGGTTTGCGTTGTGTGAGATGTCAAAGGTTACAAATGTGCCTATTTTTTCGTTGTATACACAAGGACAGCAGTTAAAGGTTTTTTCGAATGCATATAAGAAGTGCACGAATGAGAATATTGTAGTAGAAAAAGATGCGTATGTAGCAGGAGAAAATGACCATTATGTAGGAGCAACCGTTTTTCCACCTGTTCCAGGAGTATATGAAAAGGTTATTCCATTTGATTTTTCCGCGCTCTATCCAAGTACTATTATAGCTTACAATATTAGTTGGGATACATTAGTGCTTGACAAAGACATTCCGGATGATATTTGTCATGTTATGGAATGGGACGACCATATCAATTGTGAGCACGACCCGAAAGAAATTCGAAAAAGTGAATTAAATAAGATTATTAAGGAAAAGGAAAGTGTTGTAAAAGAACTTCGTAAAGAACGTGATTTGAAAAAGAATAAGGACCGTAAAGAAGAGTTTAAGGAACGGATAGATGTCTATGTAAAGGAGATGAAGCCATTTCGAGACGAGCGTTCGCAGTTACAGAAGAGTAAGGCAAAACATCTTATTTGCTGTAAACGAAAGTATAGGTGGTTAAAGTCACCGATGGGTGTTTTACCAGAAATTTTGACTCATTTACTTGAGACGCGTTCAGCCACAAAGAAAGAGATGAAAAAAGTCGCTGAAAAGCTCAAAGAAATGAAGGAAGATACTCCGGAATATAATGAAATGTCTACTTATCATGATGTTTTAGATCAACGACAACTGGCGCTTAAAGTGTCATCGAACTCTGGGTATGGCTGTCTTGGAGTTAAACGAGGCTATTTACCGCTTATGCCAGGTGCTATGGCGACTACTTATATGGGTCGTAAAGCCATTGAAAAGGCGGCTGAAAGTATTCAGAAAGATTGGGGAGGTGTTTTGGTGTACGGGGATAGTGTAAGTGGAGATACGCCAATTTTAGTAAAGTATCCTAATGGAAGTATTAATTTACAAACAATAGATACACTTGGAAATGAATGGGTTGATTACGACCAATATAAATCAGGAGATAAAGATAGAAATGGGAAAGAACAGAGTTTTGCGAATTTAGAAGTTTGGACAAATGGTAAATGGTCTAGAATTCGTAAAGTTATAAGACACAAGACTGTGAAAAAAATGTATCGCATCTTAACACATACAGGATGTGTAGATGTAACAGAAGATCATAGTCTTTTGCGAGAAGATGGAGAAAAGGTAAAACCGACAGAAGTCAAAATTGGAGAGCCACTTTTGCATTCTTTTCCATCTACTTTTGAAGAATTTGAAACGGAAATGGTTGAAGGCTTAAATAACGAAACACATAACATTTCTGAATTAACAAAAGAAGAAGCTTTCGTATGGGGATATTTCCTAGCGAATGGTTCTGTATCTAATTCTATTTGGGAAATAAAGAGTAAAAATTTTCAAACTATTAACAACTGTAAGAACTATTTAGAAAAAGTAGAGCCTTTATTTTCTTTCGGTATTACAGATAATTATGTGCTTTTTCCAGTAGATAAAGCTAAATTATTAGCAGAAAAATATCATCAAATAGTATATGATAAAAATAAGCGCAAGATAGTTCCATATCCGGTATTAAATGGTAGTAGAGAAATTAAGGAATGGTTTTTACTAGGATATAAAGATGAAAATAATGTTATAGAATGTGAAGATAAAGTAGGCTTACAAGGATTTTATCTTCTTTTGAAATCTATCGGAATTGGAAATATTATCTTAGAAGATAGTTATAGAATTAAAATAGAGGAAATAAAAGATTCTAAAACAGCAATTAAGAAAATAATTCCATTAGCAGATACAACTTACACAGACTATGTGTATGATTTAGAAACAGAAGAAGGGATTTTTCATGCTGGAATAGGTGAGTTAGTTGTAAAAAATACGGACTCAAATTACGTTAATTTCCCTCAGTTAAAGTCTGCGCAAGAGTGTTGGGATTATTCTATAAAAGTGGCTAAAGAGGTGAGTAGTCTTTTTCCAAAGCCGATGAGTTTAGCTTTTGAGGAAAAGGTGTATTGGAGATTTTTTATCCTCACTAAAAAGCGCTATATGTCTCAAGGTTGTAAACGAGACGGAGTACTAGATAAGGAAATCGGTAAAAAAGGTGTATTACTTCAACGCAGAGATAACTGTTCGTTTGTCCGAAAAATTTACGGAGATGTCGTTATGATGATTTTCAACAAAAGGGATAGAGAAGATATTGTAAACTATATTTTAGACGAACTAAACAAACTATGCGGTGCATTCTATCCAGTTAACGATTTTGTCGTCACTAAATCTATTGGAGAAGTCGGTGAATTAGAACCACACGAAGGAAAAGATAAGAATGACAAGCCTTGTTATAAAATAGGAGATTATAAGGTAAAACTTCTTCCTACAGATGAACGCAAACGAGAACAACAATTTAAGCTCAAGAATTGTTCATCTGAAAAAGACTACTATTTACGGTCTCTTCCAGCTCAGGTGCAGTTGGCAGAAAAGATGAGAGAACGAGGGCAACTTGTATCTGCTGGTTCTAGGTTAGAATATGTCATTACAACAACGGGAGGGCATACGGCTAAGCAATATATTAAGGTAGAGGACAGAGCGTATTTTTCCAAGCATAGTGGAAGCTTAAGTATAGATTACTTGTACTATCTTAAGCAACTTTCTAATCCGCTTGATCAGATTTTGGATATTATTTTTTCGGAGCATGAGAAAGGGTTTATTCTTAAACAGTACAAGTATAGATTACAGGTGAGAGAAAAGGTATTATCGGAATTGAGGGGGGTATTTACACCGAGACTTATGTTTAACGGTAAGTAAAATTTATAGAAAATTATAGAATAAATATATGAGTATAATTATATTTATTCTAGTTGGATTATTTATCCTATCTGTATTATGGTTTTACTTAAGAGGTAGTAAAAAGGAAGAGAATAGAGAGAATAGTAACCAAGTTATAGAGGCGTTTTTAAACATAGAAAATGGGGATGAGTTGCATCCGCATATAGAAAGTGTGAGAAAATGGTTGGTTTTTTATCCAAAATTTTCTAGAATGGCTAGCTATATACAGGGATTATGGACTCTTTCAGAATTTGAAAAGGTTAAGGGTATGGATAGAAAAATACAGATAGATATCTTAGAAAATATTTATTTTTATAATAAATGAGTGATTTAACTGCAAATATAAATCGTCATAGTGTTGAATCTATTCGCGAAGAGATTAAGAAAAAGATTTCTGGCCCTTATTTCGCCAATTCTCAAACGGTAAATAATGTTGTTACCGATATGGATCATCATCCCTATACTCGATGGTTTAGAGGTGTCTATTACTACCCAGACCCTATTGTGATAGAAAGAGAGGCTGGCTGGAGACCTTTAGATAATAGGTGTTACTCTATAATATCTCCTCCTAGAGAAGAGCCTCATAGATCGTGCCCTAATAATCCAGACTATGAACCAGGTCTTTTGAATGTTTAAAAATGATTTTCTTTTGTATCTTATATAAAGATATAAAATGTCTGTGAATCAGCCTAATTTGCCGCCTCCCATCCATATATGGGAGGAAGATGAGTATGAATGCACTACACCTCTCCCTAGTTATATTATCAATGTTCCATCTGCTCCCAAAAAGGAAGGGAAACAGGAACGTGATATTAAGAATCGTATTGTGCGTACCTTGTTTTTTCCTCGTAAATAATTATTAGTTATCTTCGGGACTTTCTAGGGGACTTTCTAGGGGACTTTCTAGGGGACTTTCTAGGGGACTTTCTAGGGGACTTTCTAGGGGACTTTCTAGGGGACTTTCTAGGGGACTTTCTAAAACTCGAACTCGACTTGTTAGGATTTTGACGTAAAAAATCAGATATAGGACCTAGTAAGTTGGGGTCGACTAGTCCTGTTTTTCTATAGTTTTCGAGAGCGATAGCAAGAAGTAAATTTTCATTTTTTATAGATTTTATTCTATCTAAAAGTCTTATTATTACTTGATTACTTACCTGTTTATTGCCTGTTAATAAAGATGAGATACTATCAGCAGCTTCTGTATATCTATTACCATCTATTAATCTATTAACTTCACGATCTGTTTCATCCATTTTATTAAAAATGAAATATAAATATAATTTTTAGCTTTTAATTACATGGAATCTATTACGATAAACGAACTAAAAGGGTATGGCCCTTTTTATTGTTCATCTTGTGCAGGCCTTCAGTTTAAGATTTACGAAATAGGGGAACTATCTTGTTTAATGTGTGGTAAAAACGGTGTTTCATTTATCGGAAAAAAACCTATTAATACACAGCTACCTATTAAGTGCGAAAAATGTTTTAGTCATATGTTATTATGGGAATTATCTGACCACTTAAAGACGCAGTGTGACTCGAATTTAAAGGAGTGTAAATTTTGCAGTAAACAGTATCCTTTTTACGGAGAAAAAGACCATTTAAATATGTGTGAAAATGTCTCTGTTGAGTGTCCCGAATGTTTAGCCGTAATGAACAGAGACCATCTATCTGTACATAGAGAACATTATTGTAGTTTTTCCCCGATGTGTGCGAAGATCGAATGTCAGATATGTAAAGAAACTGTGAATGTAACAACGTTTCAAACACATTATGAAAGGCATCTATACAGAAGACTTAAAAGATGTTAGATAATTTATTTTATTTTGTTATAAATGGATAACAAAAAATACGGGTGGTATTGTTGGTACGAGGAGGAAAAGTACGGTTCTTGGTATTATAGTAAGCCAGATAATACAGTAGTTATTGTAACATCTGTTACATTTACACCTGAAAAAAGGGAAGGAAAGCTTTTTCTTGGTGAGTTAAAAGCCCGTTTAAAATTAGCTAGGAAAAGATATCTAAAATCTAAAACTCCTTAACGCTCTTTCTAAGTTTATTTTCATCAGCGCCTTGTAAACGGAGAACTTCTTTCTCGTCTTTTAGAAAGACAAAGGTAGGCATTGCAGTGATGTTAAATCTTTCTGCTAAGACTCCATTTTCATCTGTGTCTACATCGTAAAAATCTATATTCTTGTATTCTTCTGATAATTTTTTAAACACAGGAGAAATTCTCTTACAAGGGCCGCACCATTCTGCTGAAAACTTTATTATTTTCTTATCTCCCTTTGGAATGTGATCATCTTTAACTATAGTAGGCATTTATATAAAATGAAAAAATATTTAAACTATAATATATTTTCAGATGACTACTCTAAGTGTTTTAACCCAAATTTTGGCGTGTGTTAAGAACAAGAAGATGGCTATTCCTCCTGTTCTTAAAAAACAGGTAGAATCGTCATCTTTAACTTTAGGAAGAATAGATGTAGAAGGAGACGGTTATTGTGGTTACTATTGTATTCAGATTTTGGAGTATGTTATTAACGGTAATATTGTTGAGATTTCTGAGCTAGAAAATCTCAGAAATAAGGTATTGGGATCTGAAGTAGAGAGGCATTACTTGGAGTATATTGAGATAGGTGTAATAGCGCAGTATTTGTGGAAAGATATGAATGTTGGAATAGTAGTTCAAACAGACTTTAAGAAAAGTGGGAATAAAAGGAGGAAGCGAGTGTATCCTATTCGAGCTCTTAATTATACGGAGGGGATGAAATGGGTGTTTTTTGTTATGACACATGGAGCTCATCACTATGAGCTCCTAACGTGTGTAGAAGGTGACCGACATCGATTTGTTTTTATGGAGAATGAAGCAAAGGAGTTTTTTATTTGTTGTGAAACGGACTTTCCTACTGAAAAAATAGAATCTAAAAATCACGTAGAATTTCTAGATGCAAAAGAGTTTGTTTATTTTTAATTTAAATTTTTTTCCAAGCTTTCTACAAATGTTTTCATAAGTAGGGAAGGCTTTGTTGGGATAAATTTACTTCCGATGTAGAGAAAGAATACGACTTCTACTACTGCTATAAAACAGAAAAGAACTGTATTTTCTAGCAATATAGTGATATAGGGAACTTTTCCACAGGAAAAGTATAATATGAAAACACTTACAATTAAGAGGAGAAGTATGCCGATTATAACTCCGTAATTCGTTTTTAGTAGCCAGTCATTTTGAAGATTAGTTACATCAGATTGGAGTTTGAAATGTTCTTTGATTGTTTCTAAGTTAGAATCTTTTAAGATTTTCTTAATCTGTCCATTTGTATCAGATTTTCTTATAGAAGGAATCAGATTATCATCTACTGCGTGTTTTATCTCATTCTGAAATGATTTTTTCGCGACTTTGGCGATAAATAGAAAGTAGAAAGTAGATATTATAACAAGTAAGATTAATATGTGTAATAATATACTTATAATTAAACTTATACTTTTTGGTGCGATTTTGCAAGAATATTCCATTTATTTTCTAAGGAAATATAAATGAAAACTTCAGAAATCTTAGCACAACTAATATTATCTTTTGTACTTATAGCTACTTTTATTTCTATCTTTTTCTTTACTTATATAGCTAAAATAGAAAATGATATAATCATTAGTCATATAGATAACACTGTAAGATCTCTAACAAAAGATTTGGAAATATTTATCACACCTGAAAAGCGGAAACTTATCAGAGAAGTTATTATCAAAAACATAGAAATTCCAGATGACTCCGAAGCCGACCGAGAAATAGACCGACACAATAAACAATTGTTAGACAAGACTATTATTATCTTTAGTATTATAACTGCATTAGGTTTAGCTATATTAGGTGTTTTATGGTGGTTTTATCGGTTCAATATTTTTGAAACGGTAAAATATAGTCTCATTATGCTTGTTTTAACAGCGGTTGTTTACTTCTTGTTCATAACCTATATAACAAGAAAATACATTTTAGTAGACCAAAATTACATTAGCTATGTAATAATATCTGCTCTAAACGATTACGCTAATTCCTCACCTACTTTCTCGACTTAGACTTCTTAGCCGAATCAGACTTTACAAACCTACATACCTTGGTGCCGCATTTACTGCATTCACCCTTAAGCATATGACGGTTATTTTTCGTCTTCACCATTTTAGGTTGTTTAGAAGGCTTGACCTTCTTACGACACTTAACACAGTAAAATTCATCTTTTTTTAATACAGGCATTCTTTATTATAGAAAAAAAATGAAAATTTTTATAAATTATTTGATTGTTTGTAAAAATGGATTCAGAACTTAAGTTTGACAAACTTAATATATCAGAAAAATCGCACTATGAAGTCTCTCGTATCAGCAGTCATCGCACAGTAGATAATTCGCTAGAATTTCTAGTCCACTTCAAAGGCTACAGTGATCCTTGTTGGATCGCAGACGCTGACTGTAACTGCGAAAATGCCATCAAAATGTATTTCAGAGAAAATAATCTACCTACACGAACCGTTTATTGTGTTTGTCGTGTCTCTACAAAAGAACAAGCAGGCTTTAACCATGTGTCTTTGGAAGCACAAGAAGCACGTTTAATTCAGACCGCTACTCAAACACATGGAAATGAGGTCAGAATCAAGTTGCTGAAAATTACAGCGTCTGCTTACAAACAAATCAACAGCGAACTCTTAAATATCGGAGAAGCCGCTCAAAAAGGAGACTCCATTCTAGTTTACCGAGTAGATCGTCTGTCAAGAAACATCGTTAAAATTCTTAGCTTTTTAGAAGACTTGAACGACAAGGGAGTAGATATCTTTTCTCAAGATGAAAATATCTGGTATAACAAGAATAAGCTAGAATTTATCCAGCGAATCGTAGACGCTAACAAAGAGTCTGAAATTCTAGGAAAACGTGTCAGACTATCTTTAGAATATCGCCGGCAACGGGGAGATGAAGTGTTTGGAAATACAGCTTTTGGATATTCTAAAAAACGTCTAGAAAATGAAAATAACAGAGTTATAAAGGTAAAGGATGTGAATGAACAAACTATCTTGAAGCGAATCAGAAAGATGAAAAAGGATGGACACTCATCAGCTGAGATCACTGAATTTCTTAACACACAAGGAATGACTAAAAGAGGAAAGAAATGGACGGTCTCTATGGTGAACTATGTCCTAATGAAAGTTATCTAAAAATTATTTATTTATTATAAAATGAGTAATAGTATTATTTTTATTATAGATAATTCATGTTCTGTACAACCTTATCTTAACTCCTATACAAACGCTATTAACGGGATAGTAAATCTTCAGAAAAATGAAAATCCAGATACATTGCTAACCTGTGTTACATTTAATGATAATATTAATTATCTCTGTATAAACAAACCAATACGGGAAATTAACCGGGAAGTATCAGGTGATGATATTCGCCCTACCGGTCTTACCGCCTTTTACGATAATGTTTCTGCTATTTTAAGAAATACATCGGAATTTTTTAATAACAATAAGCAACGACCTCCGCTTGTAATTATCTTAACAGACGGAGATGATACGTCAAGTAGAAACTTAAGGGAACGGCAAACGATGCTACAAGTACAGATGTGTAAAGCTAAGGGGTGGAAATTTATTTTTCTAGGAATAACAGAAACATCAATAAAGCTAGGAAAATATTTAGGCTTCGATGTCTGTATACTCTATAACACGAAAGAACAGAGCTTTAAAGATATACCAGAGACCGTTTCCCATTTTATAAAAGATCCTACAATAGGACAGATAGACATAGATATTCGTGACTTAACAGATATTATGGATAATATGAATATGATTTTATAATTTTTTTATAATTTTTTTATAATATAAATGGCAAAGTATATTTATATTCTATGTGCAAAGGAAGAAACGAAAAAGAATAGTTATGATAATGGGTATAGAATAGCTTATTATAGTAGTTTGAAAAAAGCTAAAAGTGATCCAGAGAATAAATCATTTATGAAAGAATTAAAGGAAAAAGAAAGGCATGTAAAGGGTAAAATAAACTTATATATTGTGAGATATCCTGTTGGACTAACAAGTGGTAGAGATTTAGGGAGTAAATATAAAGAATGGAAACGAGTAGGACTTGGAAAATGGAAGTCTACAAAAGATAAACCTATATCTTTTCAGTAAATTGAAATTTTATACTGTAATATAGTATAAAATAAAATGTACAAAGTTGAAATTGACTTTGACGAAGCATCTAAAGCTTGGAGGCAAAATAAAATCCAAGTTGGAAATGGCATGTTTAAATATTGCTGTGGCGTATCTAAACAAAATGGTAGTGTTTGCAAGGTATTATGCAAAGGTGAATGGTCTAATTGTGATTTTCACAGCGCTAACATCCATGAAGTAGAGAATATCCTTAATCATAAGTATGTGAAGAAAAATATGCTTTATCTTGTAAAATGGAAAAACTATTCACACAGAGAGTCTACCTGGGAACCGGAATCTAATTTTTTGGGAGAAAATGCAGTGATACTCCTTTCTAACTACAAACAAACATTCGGAATAAAATAAAAATGAAATAAAAATTATGTATTAAAAAATTGTAAATAGTTTAGAAAATGAGCTCTAAAAGTGTTAAACTTATTTTGAAGAAAAATAAGAAATTAGACAAGATCTATCACCCTGATACCGGTCTAGTCTTCAAATCAGCAACTGAAAAGCTTGTTATCGGTCGAATTGAAGACGATGAATTTATCCCCTTAGATGAAACTGCTCTAGATCTATGTGAACAAAATCATTTCAAATATGACGAATCTCTAGTAGAAACCGAAGAAACTGAAGAAAAGGAAACTACCGAAAAGGAAACTGGGGTTTCGGAACACTCCAACGAAGAAGAAACCCCTAAAGAAGTCGTTAAGGAAACCCCTAAAGAAGTTAAAGAAACCCCTAAAGAAGTCGTTAAGGAAACCCCTAAAGAAGTCCCTAAGGAAACCCCTAAAGAAACCCCTAAAGAAACCCCTAAAGAAACCCCTAATCGTAATGAATTAGATTTTTCAAACTTGCTATCCAATATCAAAGACATGTTTTCACAGCAAACAGAGAGAGCAGACGAACTAACGAAAGAACTGGTACAATACCGAGAAACATTAGCGAATACACAGAAAGAATTAGCGAATGCACAGAAAGAGCTGTCGCAATCCCAAGAAATCTTAACTACAACAAAGAAAGATCTAGAAGATGTTAAGAAGAAGTTGAAGGGAGTTTTAGTGGCAATGCAAGGTGAATTATAAAACTATTTAATATTATTATATATAATATTAAATGAGTGATAACGACCCAAGTATTCGCGTCAATATAAGAACTGGAACAAGCACTAGACGACCGGAAGAAAAATACCCAGAAGAAAAGTTTTTTGAAGATGAAAGAAAAATCTATTTCTCCTTTGAAATTCAATATGATAATGATCAGGATGATCATATCTTAAACACAAGTTTATACGATGATGAACTAACTCGCAATCCTAATATTCGCCTAGATATTAAATCTAGAAGCTACAAAACAAGTGATTTAAACGGGGAATGCACAGTATGTCAGTCTAAGTTTAAAGAAGCCGATAGATTATGCACTTTAAAATGCAAACACACGTTTCACTACAATTGTCTGAAAAGATGGGGACAGTACAAACAAGACTGCCCACTATGTCGCGTCCCAATTCCAATTTTAGAGAGATGATACATAATAAAAAAATGTATAACTGTAGATATTGCAAAGAAACATTTACAGATAAAGAAACACTCTACTCGCATATAAGAAAATCAGACTGTAGCGACGCTAGATATAAAAAGAAAAAAGAACAACCATCTTTAGACCAAGACACTATCACTTTTGGAAAATATAAAGATTTATCACTTTCTGATATGATTAGAGACCGCAAATACTGTAGTTGGCTACTTAAACAAGAATGGTTTAATGAACAATATGAATATCTTTATAATCGTGTCAAAGATCATAATCCCCGTGTTTATTTCGTTAGAAAACCTCATTATGACTTTGAAAACTCTTCTCTCGAAGATTTTCTAACTAATTATGAATATTTCTATTTATGTCCTTTAGAAGAGTTAAAAATAGAATTATCAGAAAAGGAAAAAATATGCTATAGCTTTTACCTCTCAAATATCGCTTCTCTAAAACAAAAAATTATAGACAACATAGGAAGTACCGATAACCCTTGTAATATCAAAGCACCTACATCTTGGCTAAAAAAGTTCGAGGAAACACACAGCATTTCCCGTGATAGTTTTAAAGAGTTTTTAAATGCTTATGACCTCCCTAATATTCCATACATAGTAGAAGATATTAAAAAGATGGGTGGAGTTGATTACAAGGGAGCAAAATCGTTTATCATCGTGAAGAAAAAGTCTTTGGAACAGGAAAATTACTGGGAAGAAATACTCAAGAAACATTATGGAGAAGATATTGGAAAGCAGTATAAGTTTAGGAATTGTTTTTTCGACTTTATAAGAATAAAAACAAACACCATATACGAGTGTAAACTCGGACTAAAAGATTTTAACGAAGACCAACACAATAAATATCTGTATACGTTAGGTAGTTTTTTCGTTATCTATCTTATAGATAGAGATTGTATAGTAGACTTGAAAGACTCTCTTATATACACTACAGATCCAGATAAATACGAACATTATTTTCAGACGTTAACAAACGGTGGAAAATTTCATAATCTAGTAAAAAACTTTCCTATTATAGAAATTAGCGATGTGGATGAATATTTTAATTTTTAATCTGAAATACAGATTAAAATCTATTATAATAAATGTTTCGAGACATTTGGAAAAAATATGGATATGAAATCTGCATCTTTCTATCTATACTAGTCATACTTATTCTAAGTTTCTTTAGAAAAGGAAAGAAAGGTACTTGGTCAAATACTTATTTTCTAGAAAAAAAATCCTTCGCTAGAAAACCTCCACAAGAAAGTAAAGGTGAGGTAGAATGTAGACGTGTCTTAGAAGAAATTTTCGGTGTCCCTTTCCCCAAAACTCGCCCAGATTTCCTAAGAAATCCTATTACAAGCAATGGTGTAGATTCAAATAACTTGGAAATAGACTGCTATAACGATAGATTAAAATTAGGAGTTGAATACAACGGCATACAACACTATAAATATATCCCTTATTTCCATAAAACAAAAGACACCTTTCACAACCAGAAATACCGTGATTATGTGAAAAATGACATTTGCCAAAAAAATGGAATCACCCTAATCGAAGTTCCTTACACGGTAAAAGTACCAGAAATAAAGTCTTTTATACTAAATAAACTTTCCCCTAGATATAATAAATGGATTCAGAGAACACGATAATACAACTCTATTTATACTCAAATAAAGAAAATAGTTTCATAACCGATAAAAAAACTGATTTTTCCAATATGGATTTTATTTCAGTCTTTTATGCTATCAGTCCTAACATAAAACCTACCCCTTCTTATACAGATCTTATATGTGTTACTAATTCTAACACAACTACTATAGATATTTCTGTACTTTACGACTCTCTTAATTTTAATACCAACTGTGTGAGATTTTTAGCCTGGACTGAACGCACACCTTGCACCATTCCTCTCTATATTCGTCAGAATGGCTATAACATACACATTTCTTTCGATGAAGATCCCGTAAATAACTCGTATGTTCCCTATAAAATTCCCTATATATATGTTTTACCTCCTGCTAATGTAAAAATTCCTAGATGCAATGGGGTATTTAAGAAAGGGAAAAAATACCCACGTTTTAAATTTTCGGAATCTTTTGGAAAATGTATACCAGATCCAGAAAGCTCACTTACAATAGGAGAATGTCTTGTTTTACACAATAAAAATATAACTTCTCCAAATAGGGAAGGAAAACAATCTACACTTTTAAATTTTCTAGAGAATAGATACGGAAATGAAAAGAAAACAGAATATTTGAAATATATACTATTTTTTATTTTTATTATTTTCTGTATATTTATATTTATTTTCTACAAACCCAAACCATAAAAATGAAAAAATTATTCCCATCTTCTTTAAGAAAAATGAACTCTGATGAACGCGGAAAATGTTGTTTTTGCGGAGGAGAATGCAATCCTTACAGCCAAAGCTGTGGTATGTGCTCTAGAACACTGACTGGCTACGCGATGGGATGGAACAGTTTACCTCCCTATCTTTTTCCAAAACACATAAAAGAGCGAGAAATTATCTCTATAATTGATTCTATTCCTGTAAAACCTACTTCTGTTATTGTCTATGACATCGATGATACACTTCTAGACCTATCTGGAAATCCGATAAAACATATTGTAAATACGTATAATTATGCGAAATCTAAAGGGTTTTTAACAGCTATAATTACAGCTAGACCTGCCATTCCAGAAAATATAGAACGTACTATAAAACAACTAGAAATGAACGGAATTCACGACTATATTTGTGTTTATTTTCGACCTGTCGAGACACAAGATGTAGCTCGTTATAAAATGCTATCTAGAAAAGATTTAAATGATAGAGGATACAACGTCTCCATGTCTATTGGAGATTTACCTTGGGATGTCGGTCAATATGGTGGAATTGGATACATTGTTTAACTATTATTTCAAGGGAAATAATAGTAATTTAACGGGACTTGCGAACTTGCTTGCGTCTGGACTTACGAACGGACTTGCGAGTGGACTTACGTCGGGACTTGCGAGCGGACTTACGTCGGGACTTACGAGCGGACTTTCGAACGGACTTACGTCGGGACTTACGAGCGGACTTGGGTCGGCACTTGCGAACGGACTTGCGTCGGGACTTACGAGTGGACTTACGAACGGACTTGCGAACGGACTTGCGTCGGGACTTTCTAGAAAATTTTGCAGGCTGTCCACGCTGGTCAGGATGTTTAGGCTGTTTAGGCTCTGTAGGACCTGTTGCCAACCTAGCCACTATATCTAAAACATCTGTAGGAGCATTTCGTAGGCTATGTATTTTATATAGTTTTTTTGATACTATGTTCACAATTGTTTCCTTATATTTATTAAACTTATCTACTCTTCGTTGGCACATTTTATACTCATGTGCCTTGTTCTTGTTATCTTTCTTTTCGTTATATTTGTCATATTTACACTTAAATTCTCTGCCTTGTTTCAGATAAGCAATATATATATCTCGTGTCATATCTTCAAAGATATTTTCAAACATATTTTTATTCGTTTGTTTTGTAAATTTTGAAAAAATTTCACTGAATTTTTGAGAATAATCACTGGAAGTATTCATTCTATTTTCAACTAATTCTTCCTTCACTTTTGGAAAAGTGTTTATATAAGTTTCATATGAAAATTCATTTAGTTTATAAACTTTTTGTAGATGCTCTTTGTTGTTTATATAATACTTTATTATGTCATATAACTCTCTCATAATATCGTCCATCTCTTCTTGGTATAGAGAAAAATATATTGGTTTCATTCGTTTTTCATCTCTTTCAAGAGGTAGTGTTTTTTCTTCATTTATTCCTTCCTTTATAATTTTTTGAAGTATTTCTTTATCTTTATAGTTATAGTCATCTTCATAAGCAAAGTTTGTTAATATCTCTTGACAAACAGAATCTAAAGAATTTATAACCCTTTTTATATTACGTTCAGTCAAATTATCTAGATATCTTTTGTATAAATGTATACGCGCTTTCGCCATTTTTTATTTATTATTTTATTTTATTTTATTTTCTATGTTTAATTTTAGCCTTTGCAAAACGAGGAATTTCAACCTTATTAGGCTTCTTAGAAACTACGCTAGGCATTTTTCCCTTCTTTTTATTACTTTTTTCCTCTTCGCTTTCCGACTCGCTCGATTCACTTTCCGACTCGCTCGATTCACTTTCCGACTCGCTCGAATCGCTTTCCGACTCACTACTACTTTCTTGGTCAGAGCCATTGGCAAGATCTTCGGGATCTATATCTTCACCATCAATGAACTCGTCTATTCTACCATAGCCAAGGACGTCAAAGACCTTTGCCATCTTCTTTTCGTTTTTATAACTGTCTTTTAGCTTGAGGTCAATTTTCTTTAGGGTTCCATCGAATTTACGATGGAAAGAATAGTGATTTAAGTCTACCTTTGTCATCTCTTTAGCTGTTTGTTCAGAAACAAGGTAGTCCTTTTCTAGATCAAAAGTACTTAAATCATCGAGAATATACCAATCGATAGATTCAAGTTGTTTAGCGAGGTGTTCTAAAGCCTCTTCATTACCTTGATACTTAATAAAATATAACCAGCTTTCCGATTCTTCTCCGCTCGTTTCTTGAAGAATTGCATACTTTCTGGGTTCCTTGGAAACTTCCGTAGGATTAGTTTGAGTAACAGGGGTTTCAGAATTTTCAGCCATTTTACATCAGAAATCCATTTTTTAAGTTATATTAATAAATGAGTGGTGTAAAACAAAAACCCAAGTCTTTGAAAAGTAAACGTCATAGACAAGGTAAATTAATTAAGGGTAAGTCCCGTAAGGGTAAGTCCCTTTCGCGTAGACGCTCTCCCAAGTCCCGTAAGGGCAAGTCCCTTTCGCGTAGACGCTCTCCCAAGTCCCGTAAGGGCAAGTCCCGTAAGTCCCGCAAGTCTCGTAAGGGTAAGTCTCGCAAGTCCCGTAAGGGTAAGTCTCGCAAGTCCCGTAAGAGTAAGTCTCGCAAGTCACGTAAGTCCCGTAAGGGTAAATCTCGCAAGTCACGTAAGTCCCGTAAGGGTAAGTCTCGCAAGTCACGTAAGTCCCGCAAGTCTCGTAAGGGTAAGTCTCGCAAGTCCCGTAAGGGTAAGTCTCGCAAGTCCCGTAAGAGTAAGTCTCGCAAGTCACGTAAGTCCCGTAAGGGTAAATCTCGCAAGTCACGTA